CAATTCCAGACAGAATTTGAATGTGACTTTGTTGGCTCTGCAAACACCTTGATATCCTCGTCTAAACTTCACGCTCTGTCTTGGGTGAATCCAATCGAACGAAACAAGGATGGACTGGACATTTATGAGGAACCAAAGGCAAACCACAAGTATGTCTGTGTCGTCGATACCGCACGAGGACAGGGTAAAGATTACAGTGCGTTCACCATAACGGACATCACTCAGACTCCATACAAGGTGGTTGCAAAGTATCGAAATAATATTATTTCACCGATGGTTTATCCCACCGTGATCAAAGCGGTTGCCGAAAAATACAACATGGCTCAGACACTCATCGAAATCAACGACATCGGTGGACAGGTTGCGGATGTTCTTCACCGTGACTTGGAGTATGAGAACATTCTTATGTGTGCTTTCCGAGGTAGAGCGGGACAAACAATCTCAGGTGGTTTCGGTGGGGCAAACACTCACATGGGTGTCCGAACAACAAGTGCTGTTAAGAAACTTGGTTGCTCGGTTCTTAAAAGTCTTGTGGAACAAGACAAAATGATCGTCGAAGATTTAGAAATCGTGAATGAACTTATCACGTTCGTGGCAAAAGGACAATCATATGAGGCAGATGAAGGACACAACGATGACTTAGTGATGACACTTGTTCTCTTTGCTTGGTTGACTCGACAGGATTATTTTAAAGATTTAACAAACACTGATGTTCGTATAGATATATTTGATGATGAAATCAAAAGATTAGAAGCAGAGGTTATGCCTTTTGGATTTGTTCCCCATGCGGAGGGTGATTTAAATGGTGTCTGGGATGGTGAGGATCGTTGGTTTCCTTAAATCACAAAAACAATAAATAGATCGAACACCATAATTAACATCGGAGGATTAAAATGGCAGAATTCTTAACAATCAACTCAGGCAGAGCAAGAGTTATCGTTACAGTCGATGACCAAAGTTTTGTCAATCTCATCACTGAAGATTCAAACACTCACCTTTCTGCGTACATACCAACAAATACAAATATTGTTAATTTGCTTGGAAATACGGCAGAGAGAGATCAAGGATACCTCGAAGTTTCAAACTTGGACAACTGGCATAAGCGTCTTAGAGATTCCACCTTCGGTATCTCAGGCTCCGCTGGTCTTACTTACGCAAACCCAGAGGATGAAAAAGCAGACGTTGCCGGTAGAGGACTCTCTGCTGACTGGTATTCTGTTCAAAACTATCTTTTGTATGGTGGACAAGCAATCGTTGGATTTACAGCAGCGAATTTCGCAAACGAATTAATTGACTCTGTGTTCTGCACCGATCTTTCTGTCGATAGACGGAATACAACTCTCGCAGTCCCCTCATCTCGTGGTGGTGACTGTGTTGCTATCGTCCCTGCTGGTGGTTCCGGTGATGGAGTTGCTTTGGCTGATTTGGGACAACAAACTTATTCTCCAACAGTCGGTGACTCACAATTTGCCGAAAATAAAATCGCTGTTTATGGATTTAAAAAGCACTTGGGTTATCAAAGAAACTCTGCGATTGAAACCGATAGTCAGTTGATCAAGACATCATGTGCAGCCGACGCTGCCGGATGTTTGGCAAGAACGGACTCTACTTTCAGACCATTCTTCTCACCCGCTGGATTTACGAGAGGTAGAATTCTTGATGTGGTTAGACTCGCACACAACCCAACGGAAACCGAACAAGACACACTGTTCGACGCTGCGGTCAACCCAGTCGTTACATTCCCCGGTGAGGGAACCTTCTTGTTTGGTGATAAGACACACAAATCAACCACATCCACTTTAAGTAGAATTAATGTGTCACGACTCTTCATTCTTCTTAAGAGAGACATTGGACGAATCGCAAAATCACTGCTCTTTGAGCAAAATGATGCCGATACAAGAAGAACTTTCTTGAACCGAGCAACTCGAATTCTCGAAGGTATTCGTGCTGACAGGGGTGTGTTTGATTACAGAGTTGTCTGTGATGAATCAAACAACCCAGCGGAAAGAATTGATGCAAACATTTTCGTTGCTGATGTTTTTGTGAAACCAACAAAATCCATCAACTTCTTACAACTCACATTCACCAACAAGAACCAAGATGCCGAACTTTCTTGATCGGTTTGACGGAAAAAAGGAGAACGAAAAATGAACTTAGATAACTTTAGAAGTGCGTTCCGTGGCGGAACTCGTCAAAACCGATTTAGAGTTTCCGGTGATATTTTCACGGAAGCAGGTGGTGAATCTGATATGACACAAATTACTGGTTCACCTAACGGTAATCTGTTGATTAAAGCAGCACAATTTCCACCTTCAACCCTCGGTATTATTCCTGTTCCTTTCCGTGGTCGAATTGCCAAAGTCGTTGGTGATCGTCAATACATGGAATGGCCAATCGTGATTTACGATACAACAGACGCAACATACAGAAGATTCCAAGAATGGAGTGAAGCAGCAAACAGACATGTTTCTAATAACCAACCATTTGTATGGAACGATACAAAAGATGTTCTTACCAAATGGACTGTTGAACACCTCAGTTCAAAGGGAGATGTCCAAGGTGCTAACTATGATGATGCTGGAACAGACGTTTTAAAAACTGTTGAACTGGTGAACTGTTGGCCGGTTGAAATTGGCTCGATTGATCTTTCATACGATGCCATGGATACTGTTGTTGAATTCCCAGTTACAATTGCATATGACTACTTCCAAATGATTACTCCGGAACCAAGATCGCCGGGGGCGAGTAATACCTAAATGACTTTCCCTTATCCTTTTTTGGACATAAATAGGATGTCCGTTAACAGAAAGGGTTAAGTATGGCTATTAATATTTTTGGATTTTCGATTGCCAGACAACAACCAGAACAGGGATCGGGTGCAAACAATGTAGTTGCACCCGATTCTTATGATGGTTCGTTTCAATTAGATTCTGGTTCAATTTATGGTGGATTTTTAAGTTCATACGCAGATTTTTCGGGTAGTGCGAAAACTGACGAAGATTTTATCAAAAGATATCGCTCCATGTCTCTGTTTCCAGAGGTTGACATGGCGATTGATGACATCTGTAATGAAGCGATTGTTTCAGATTTTGATAACGAACCAGTAAAACTTGATCTTGAAAATTCTTTGCTTCCTGAGCCAATCAAAGCGAGAATGTATCAGGAATTTGAAAGAATTAAAGAACTTTTTAATTTTAATGAAGAAGCATATGGGATGTTCAAACGTTGGTACATTGACAGTAAATTATTTTACTATGTAATGATCGACGAAAAAAATCCTCAGATCGGCATTAAAGAACTTCGTCCTATTGATCCATTAAAAATAAAGAAAGTCAAAAAGGTAAATAAAATTCAAGAGGGTGGGGGATACCTCGAAACACCCACCATCGGTGAGGTTGAAGAATTTTATCTTTACACAAACAGGGACACAAGTGCAACCTTTCAAACAGGTGCGAGTGGTGTGAGACTTACAAATGATTCTGTTCTTTATTGTCACTCTGGGTTAATCGACAGCACAAGCAAAAGAGTAGTTGGATATCTTCAAAAAGCAATTCGTCCCTTAAACATGCTTCGTCAACTCGAAGATGCTGCTGTTGTGTATCGTATTTCTAGGGCACCGGAGCGAAGAATTTTTTATGTTGATGTCGGTAACATGCCCACTCAAAAGGCACAACAATACATTGAAGGTCTTGCAAAAAGATATCGAAATAAACTAACATACGATGCAACCACGGGTAATATCCGTGAGGACAGAGATCATTTTCACATGCTTGAGGATTTCTTTTTACCACGAAAAGAAGGTGGTAAGGGAACAGAGATCACCACGCTGCCGGGAGGCACAAACCTCGGTGAAATGCGTGATGTTGAGTATATGCTCCAAAAACTTTACAGAGCGTTAAATGTTCCACCATCAAGACTTCAATCAGAAAACGGTTTTAACATGGGTAGATCAGCCGAAATTACTCGTGATGAAGTAAAGTTCTCAAAATTTATTCAAAGACTTCGTGATAAATTCTCAACCTTATTGATAGATGCTCTTCGTATTCAACTTTCTCTTGTTGGTGTTATGGGAATTGATGATTTTGATCAAATCAAAAATAGAATTAAATTTAAATACAACAATGATTCGCACTACTCCGAACTTAAAAACGCTGAGTTAATGAGAGAAAAACTAAGTATTGTTGCCGGTATGGAACCATACATTGGTCGATATTTCTCAAATTCCTACATAAGAAAGGAAATTTTCGGATTGAGTGAAGCAGAGATTAGCAGAAACTTTGAGGAAATTCGATTAGAAATTGAAACCGGCGAAATACAACCACAACAACCAGAATTAGAGGGACAACAATGAGCAACGAAATATTAAAAGAAAGTTTGTTCGGAGATGAAAAATCTCTTGTCGAGCAAATTGTAGCAACCTTGGAGCAAAAAGTTGAAGAAAAACTGGACACGCTCCGAGTGGGACTTGCAGAAAATATCCTTACAACCGAAACAGAAGAGGTTGACGAGGAAAGTGCCTTTGTCTCTGTTATCTCCGAGTGTTTGGATAACGGAGCCATTATCAATGTTGATCTTCCTGATGGAAATAGAGTTGAAGTAAACGAAGACATTGCTCACAGTTTATCTGAAGTCCATGATAACTTACCAACACCAGAACTTCAAAAATCTTTTAGAGATTCTATTTTTGAATCTAAAGAAAAATACATTGGACTTCTGGAAACCATTATTTCTGAGGAGGCTGAAAATGAGTAAAGAAGTCATTAAGTTAATCTTTGAAAGAAAAATGAGTGATGCTAAGGATCAGATTGATTCTTTGTTGCGAACCAAATTAGCAGAGAGCATCGACACATTCTATGAGAAAAAACTTGATCCTGTCGGTCAAGAAGATGGTGATATCGACAACGACGGTGATGAAGATGACACAGACAAATACCTTCTCAATCGTCGCAAGAAAATCGGACAAGCAATGAAGAAAGAGTCCACCGAACTTGAAGAAGAAATTGTTGATGAAGGTGCTCCGGCAACAGAACTTGATCATCACCGAGGAAAAAACCCAGATGTGTTTGAAGATGACTATCTTCCAATGACAAATAAAAAGGGTGTGACACACAAAGCAATTAGTAAAAGGAAAGCCGGAGGATCTTACTAATGGCATTAAAACTCATCACAGAGACAAACGAAGATATTGATTTTCTCTGCGAGGCAGACGAAAAAACTGGTAAGAAGAACTACTTTATTGAAGGTATCTTCATGCAGGCAGAGCAAAAAAACCGAAACGGTAGAGTCTATCCAACAGGTGTTTTGATGCCTGTTGTTGAAAAATATAATAAACAATATGTTCAAGGAAACAGAGCGATGGGTGAATTGAATCATCCGCAAGGTCCCACCGTGAACTTGGACAGAGTTTCTCATATGATCAAAGACTTACACCAAGAGGGAAATGACATTGTTGGTAAAGCAAAAATCATGGAGACACCTATGGGTAAAATTGCAATGAACCTCATTGATGAGGGTGCAAAACTCGGTGTTTCCTCCCGTGGTATGGGAAGCCTCAAGGTTAATTCAAGTGGTATCAATGAAGTGCAAAAGGACTTCATGCTCGCTGCTGTGGACATCGTTGCTGATCCCTCTGCACCAAACGCTTTTGTTAATGGGATTATGGAGGGACGAGAGTGGATTTGGAGCAACGGTGTTCTGCAAGAAAAGCAGATTCATGAGTACCACCAAGAGATTAAAAAAACATCAAGTAGACAACTTGAAGAAAAAGCGGTTGATCTGTTCAAAGACTTCCTCTCAAAATTATGAATTGTATAAATAATCCAGAAATTAGTATACACTAAGGAGATAACTCAATGGCAAGAAAACAAACAATCCGTGAAGCGGAAGAAACTCCAACGATGGACACTGACTCATTCGAGGATACCGATCTTTACATGGACGCAGAAGGCAAAGGTGCCCGTCTTGGGACTTTAGAAACAACCGATAACTCAAAAGAAAACAAGAAAACCATTGCTGGTGCTTCTGGTCAAGAGCCAGCAGATGCTGATCTTGGTGGAGTCCAAGAGGATGTTTTTTCAGAACTCTTTGACGGTGAAGGTCTTTCTGAAACCTTTAAGTCTAAAATCAAGGGTGTTTTTGAAGCAGAACTCAGTAGACGAACTGATATCATTATCGAGCAACTGAAGGGTGAATTCCAAGAGGAACTCGAAGAAAAAGTCAACGAAGTTACAGAAGGTATGTCTGGTAAAGTTGATGAGTATCTTAACTATGTCATCGAAAACTGGATGGAAGAAAACAAACTTGCCGTCGAGACTGGTATGAGACTTCAAATTGCTGAGAGTTTCATCGGTGATCTGAAGGATCTCTTCGAGAATCACTTTATCACAGTGCCAGATTCAAAAGTTAACCTGTTGGATGACTTGTTCGAGAAGAATGAGCAAACTAAGAGTGACTTAGACGAGGCTCTTGACATTAACAGTGAACTTCTTTCTATTGTCGAAGGTTATAGAAAGAATGAACTCACTCAAAATATTGCTGAAGGACTCACCGATCTTGACAGAGAAAAGTTTTGCACACTCGCAGAGGATGTTTCCTTTGAAGATGACGAAACTTTTTCCTCTAAACTGAGAGGTATTCGTGAAAGTTATTTCTCTAAGAAAAATAAACCCTCTGTTGTTAAAGAGGAAGAGGAAATTCATGAGCCAAGCAGAGTTCTCACAGAAGATACTGCGATGAGCGGATATCTGAAAGCAATCGAAAGAAACAATCGTTTTAAAAACAAGGGTTAATTTTTAAAAAGTATAAATACCCGAAGGTAACATCATACTAGGAGAAAACAAACATGGAAAACGCAACACCATACGATGTCTTAGAGGAAAAGTGGAGTCCAGTTCTTGAGACTGCCGCTCTCCCAGAACTCAACGATCATTACAAGAGAAAAGTCACGGCTGTCCTTCTCGAAAACACAGAGAACGCTCTGCGTGAGCAAGCACTGAACGAAACCCCAACCAACGCAATGGGTGGTGGTTTCTCCGTGTCCGCTGCTGCTCAAACAACTGGCAACCTCGCTGGTTATGATCCCGTTCTCATCTCGCTCGTTCGTCGTGCAATGCCTAACTTGATTGCTTACGATATCGCTGGTGTGCAGCCCATGACGGCTCCCACCGGTCTTATCTTTGCGATGAAGTCTAAGTACGACTCACAAGACGGCGACGAGGCTCTCTTCCAAGAAGCATTCGCTCAGTTCTCCGGTTCTGGTAACACCTCTAACGGTGCTGCTACAACCGCTGCTGCTGGGATTGATCCTTTCAACACCGCACCAACTCGTCGAGATGTTCTCTCTGGATTCAGAGGTATCTTGGCTGGTAGGGCTGAAGGCTTGGATGCTAGAGATGTCACCACATCTAACTCTGCTGCTCCTGCGTTCAATGAGATGGCATTCTCCATCGAAAGAACTGCCGTTGAAGCAAGAACCCGTGCTCTGAAAGCAGAATACACCACAGAACTCGCTCAGGATCTGAAGGCTGTTCACGGACTCGACGCTGAGACTGAACTCGCTAACATCCTCAGCACCGAGATTCTGACTGAAATCAACCGTGAACTCATCAGAACTCTCTACTTCAAAGCCAAGACCGGTGCTCAACAAGGTGACTTGACCACCACTGGTATTTACGACCTGAACACCGACTCGGATGGTCGTTGGAGTGCTGAAAGATTCCGTGGTCTCATGTTCCAAATCGAACGTGAAGCCAACGTGATTGCTAAGGAAACTCGTCGTGGTAAGGGTAACTTCATCATTACCTCGTCCGATGTTGCCTCTGCTCTCGCAATGGGTGGTTTCTTGAACATCTCACCTGCTCTTAATGTTAACCTTGATGTCGATGACACAGGTAACACATTCGCTGGTGTCCTGAACGGTAAGACAAGAGTTTACGTCGATCCATACGCTAAGACCGACACTAACTATGTTCTCGTTGGTTACAGAGGTGCAAACCCATATGACGCTGGTATTTTCTACTGCCCATATGTTCCTCTGCAAATGGTGAGAGCAGTCGGTGAGAACACCTTCCAACCGAAGATTGGCTTCAAGACTCGGTATGGTATGGTTGCTAACCCGTTTGCTGAGTCCAAGGACTTCTCTTCAATCGGTACGACTTCGACTGGTAATCAATACTACAGATTGTTCGCTGTGAGCAACCTGCACGGTAACACCGGATTCGGACTCTAAATAAATAACCCTTCGGGGGGAGAGTGAAAGAGGGGAGCCTTCGGGCTCCCCTTTTTCTTTATACATACTACATGCAACGAAACCACATGAATAAAGGGTATCACATTCCCGCTGGTCAGCCAGGATCAACGGCTGATCTTCCTGTTAATCCAACAGAACCGGCAACAAATAACTTTCTGGCATCAAACTTTTTTAAATTCACTCTACCGAGAGTTTCCACGGTAACTTATTTTGTTCAAAGCGTTAGTATGCCGGGAACCCAACTTTCGCCTGTTGAAATGACGAATACACTAGGTCGAGCAAATCAGTTTATAGGGGGAAGATTTGATCATGAACCACTCATTGTTCAGTTCATCGTCGATGAGGAAACTCTTAATTATCAAGAAATTTTTGATTGGATGAAAAAAATTGCCAATTACGAAAATGATACGAATATTATCGCTGGTGAACAAAAAGACAAATTCTTCACCGATGCAAACCTCTTCCTGACAAACAGTGCATTTAAAGAAAAAAGAGTCGTGGTATTTAAAAACGCATACCCAATTGCTCTTTCTGGTATGCAGTTTGCTTCAACATTAAATGACAATGAACCAATTATCGCAAGTGTTACACTTAATTTTGAGTCATATAGTTTTGAAACTGTTACTTGACACATTTTTTCTTTGCGATAAAATATTCGCATGAACTTAGAAAATCTCAAAGCGGAAGTTAAAAAAGACCTGACCATTGACAAGACTGATCTGGCATCAGAGTCTATCCGTATTCCACAAATTCATAACAAGTATCTCAACTTCTTGATGAATGATCGTCTTTCATTATCCAAGTTTGATTCTGATCTTGTTAAACTTCGTCACAAGAAGTGGCTCTACTATACAGGAAAAATGAGTCAAGAAGAGTTAGATGAACTTGGTTGGGATTCATTTGATCTTACTGTGCTAAAAACTGACATTGATAAGTTTGTAAACGCAGACGATGATGTAATTTTACTACAACACAAAGTCGTTCTCTTGCGAGAGAAAGTAAACTACCTTGAAGGTGTGATGAAAGCAATCAATAATCTTAACTGGAATATTCGTTCAGCAATCGACTGGATGCGAATGACTGAATTCGCAGGGTAATCCTCACACCATAAATATGGTGTATGAGTGATATAATTATTGAACAGTTTGATTCTGCATATATTCAAATTAAATGTGATCGGGCCTTAACAAAAGAGTTAAGTCAACACTTTACATTTTTTGTTCCTAATTATCAATACACCCCAGCATACAAAAATAAAATATGGGACGGTCAGATCCGTCTCTTTAATGTTCATACAGGTAAAATTTACGCTGGGTTGACTGATTATGTTTTGCAGTTTGCCAAGGATAGAAATTATACCGTTGAGTTTCAGAGCACGGAGATTGAGCGAACATCTCCCGAAGAAGTGTATTCCTTTCTCAAAACCCTAAATTTATCCATCGGTGACAAGGAGATTATGCCACATGAACACCAATTTGACGCAATACATCATGCTATTAACAAGCGGAGATGTCTCTTACTTTCTCCAACAGGATCCGGAAAATCTCTTATCATTTATGCTCTCATACGTTATTATCTTTCAAGACTTCCTGAAAATAAAAAAGTTCTAATTATCGTCCCTACAACTGGTTTGGTGACTCAGATGTTGAGTGACTTTGAGGACTACTCAAACTTGTCATCGTGGAACGCAAAAAGAAACTGTCATAGCGTTTACTCTGGACAGGCAAAAAAATCAACCAAGAGAGTCACCATAAGCACATGGCAGAGCATCTATAAACTCCCTCAGAGCGATTTTGAGGAGTTTGGAGCAGTAATAGGGGATGAGTGTCATCTTTTCAAGGCAAAGTC